AAGCCGGCATGCCCCCGATCGAGGCTCGGAAGTATCTCGACGAGCGGGTCCTCCCGGCCTACGTCGGCGACCTGACTCCGACCTTTATTGATCGCGACTGGTGATCTGGACCGCGATATCGAGACCGATCGCCTCGGCCATAAGAAATAGCGAGTCCCAGGTCGGGACCCGCTGGCCCTCTTCGATCCGGAACCAGGCGGACTGGCTCACCTGGAGCCCGCGGGCCTTCCACCCGCTGGCCCCCTGGGTGAGTTTCGCGGCCGCGGTCTGACTGACTCCGGCGGACTTCCGGGCGGCGACAATTTTCTTCAGCAGTTGCTTCTTAGTCAATTTCATCGAGGGGGCCTCCTGGCTCGGCTGATCTTATAGGGTTTGTTTGTGATTGTGTCGAGGTGTCTCGACTTAGAGGGTCAGCGAGATCCAGCAGTTGCGGATCCGGTGGCCCGCTTGAGAGTCTCGAAGCTTGTCGAGCTCGGCCTTCGAGATCTCTTCTCGGATCGCGTCGACGACCTTCTTAACCGCGACCCCGATCGACCCGCCTATCACGTTTTCAACCCTGCTCAGGATTCGGTTTAGATCGTAGAGGTGCCGAAGTGAGATTGAGATCGATCGGGACTTCGTCGTCGCTGTTGCGACCGTGTAGTACAGTTCCAAGAGCCCTTGGACCTCTACGTCTCCGAGGAGTCCCGATCTGGTCGAGGCGTCGAGTTCCTGCATGATCATCTCGGCGACTTTCGGTGTGATGTGGATGTTGTGGTTCGTCATGGTCTCGTCTCCTGAGTGTGTGAGAGCAGTCTCGTCAGTTCCGGGGAGCTCACTCCCGGAAGACCCCCGAGGGGGTTTCGACTTAGACCTTTTGGATTGCGTCAATCGGTAATGCCAGCTCGCCGCTCAACATTTTCTGTGTCTGGCTGCACACCGGCTTCAGTTGTGCGTATCGATCGCCGCCGATTGTCCTGAATCCTAACACCGCAAATGTCCCGCAAACTTTACCCTTAACAATATCGCCAGTTTGGATTTCGTTTTTCATTGTCTCGTCTCCTGAGTGTGTGTGAGTTACTGTTAACATGACAAGAGTCATTATCGGCTAGGTGATGACTAGAGTCAATAGATTCGGCGTAATTCTGGGTCGATTTGACCCTACAAAACAAGGGGTTTTCAAAATAGTCGAATTTGGTGGACTGAAAACCGCCTCAAAACGCCATTGGCTCGAAGATTCCGACCCGTCCGTCGATAACCACACCGCAACCGACAATCGGCTTGGCGGAGAACTTCATCCCGTAATCCATCGCGGCCGAGTCTCGGTCGAGTCCGCAACCGACGGAGAGTCCGAAGATCAGGTGCTCGCCGTTCGCGAAGTAGTTCACCCCCGCCTGACTGTGGCGGTGGCCCTGGACCCAGGAGGCGAAAGCCTCTTTCGCGTTTTTTAAGGCGGCCCCCTGCCCGCCCTTCCCCCGATCCCCGTGAGCGTATTTGACGCCGTCGATATCGAACGTCGTGAAGCGGGGCCGCCAGTCCCAGCGGGGGGTGCTCCAGATCTGAGCGGGCGAGAGGATCATCTCCGCGGGGATCCCGACCGCCCTGGCCTGGCGGCGTGGCAATGCGTCGTGGTTTCCAGTCATCACGACCGCCCGCGGGAAAGCCCGCTTGATCGTGGTCACCTGCTCGAGGGCCTGGCGGTACTCGTCACCAGGCGACGGGCTGGCTGGGTTCTTCTCATGAAACGAGATCGCGGCGAAGTCTGCCACGTCTCCGATGTGGACCGTCCTGGTCGTCTTGTGTCGCTTCTTAACCTGGACGAGGAAGTCGACATAGTTGTCGAGCATAGCGGGGCAATGGGTGTCCCCTATCACCAGGACTCGAGTCATCTCCGCCCCTCCCTGGGCCAGCGGGCTCCGTGCTTGCGCTCATTCTAAGGGCCGGCGAGATCCGCTCGACTGATTATATTCACTCGCCGATTATCTTCGGCTGTTTCTGTTTTCCGTCGGAGCTCTGACTCGCAACAATTGAGCAATGGTTCAATCGATTACAAACGCTGACGCCATTTCTGCCCCTGCGACAACGGCGGCGAAGATGGTGGCAGCTCTGGAGGCGGCCCTGGCAAACAATGCGGGGGTCGTCAGTGTCCAGGTCGACGGGACGGCGACACGCTTCGACCGTTTTCAAGCGATCTCCGAATTAAATTACTGGAAGAGACGAGTCGGAGCTGAGTCAGGAACGCGACCATTGAAGGCCAGGATTAAGCTCAACTAATGGCAACGAAGAAGAGAAACAGAAACAGAAGCCAGCAACGTCGGCCGACGAGGAAGCCGACCGAGATGGCCTATGATTCCTCCGAGACCGATACGAAACGCCGAGCCCCTTCAACGAGGCTCAAGGCGGTCGATAACATTCTTACACCCACAAAGCGGAAGCGGCTGGTCGCTTCCACCAGGGACATCGTCCAGAATTTCTCGATCGCCTCCTGGGCGGTTCGGCGACACCTGGACTACGTCTCGAGCTTTAGCTTTCAGCCGAGGACCGGCGACGACGGACTCGACCGCGAGCTGATGACTCTCCTCGAGTGGTACTCGCGCCCGCTCAACTGCGACGTCTCCGGCCGACACTCGCTCCCCTCGATGATCCGCCTGGCGGAAGAGCGGCGGACGATCGACGGGGACGTCTTCCTCGTCAAGATGTCGAGCGGACATCTCCAGGCGGTCGAGGGTGATCGCGTCCGGACGGACTCGATGGGCAATTCCTCAGGCGACGATGGCCTGGTCCACGGCTGCCGGGTCAGCAAGGGCGGCCGCCTCCAGTCGATCGCGGTTCACGGCCGGACCAAGTCGGGGGGCTACGAATTCGAGCGGATGGTCCGGGCCGGCAATGTCTATCACGTCGGATATTTCGATCGCTTCGATCAGATCCGCGGCGTCTCACCGATGGCCCCGGCGATAAACTCTTTCCGGGATGTCTACGAGGGGGCGGATTATGCCCTCGCCAAGATGAAGGTCAGCCAGCTTTTCGGGCTCGCCTTCTATCGTGAGAATCCGGACGAATTCGGAGCGGCGGCGTCAAGCGACGGGGCCGGCTACGACGTCGACTTCGGCCGCGGGCCAGTCCAGCTCGATCTGGAGCCAGGCGACCGGGCGGAGTTCCTCGAGAGCAAGAGCCCGCCGCAGGAGTTTCAGGCGTTTATGCAGACAATGGTGGGGGTCGCTCTGAAGTGTCTCGACATCCCCTTCAGCTATTACGACGAGAGCTTCACTAATTACTTCGGCGCCAAGTCCGCTCAGGTTCACTATGAGAAGAGCTGCAAGAGTAAGCGAGCGACCCTGCGGGAGACCCTCGACCGGATCACCCTCTGGCGGCTCGGACTGTTCATTGAGGACGGTCACCTAACCCTGCCCTCCGGGATGGATATCGGAGCGGTCGCCTGGGAGTGGGTCCACGACGGCACGCCCTGGTGGGATCCATCGAAAGAAGTGAAAGGCGACGTCCTGGCCATTGCGGCCGGGCTCAAGACCAGGAGCCAGGTTATCAAAGAGCGACACGGCCGCGACTTCCGCGACGTGATCGATCAACTGGCGAGGGAAGAGGAATATATCCGCGACGCGGGGATCTCCGTCGCGACTGACAAGATAATCATCTCCGACGAGGGCGAGCATGAGCACGACGAACAAGAAGAGACAACGCCGCGACGTCCCTGAAGCGGCTCTCACGTTTAAGGCGAGCGACTTCGGCTTCACGTCCGCAGACGAGAGCGGTCGGGTCCGGATGCTGGCTCGCTCGAGTCAGCCTATCGATCATTGGTTCTGGGGCCGGATCGTGCACGACCTGGCCGGTGTCAATCATAAGGACCGGATCGTCCTGGATTACAACCACGACCCGGACCAGATCATCGGTTACCTGGATCAGTTCCAGGTGACGGACGAGGGTCTCGAGGCGACTGGTCGCCTGGTCTCGTTCACTGACGGCGACCGGGCCGCCGAGATTACTCACAAATCATCCCAGGGGGTCCCGTATGAGGCGTCGATCAACTTCGGCGGCTCGGGCATCAAGCTCGAGGAAGTGGCGGACGGGGACAACGTCCTCGTTAACGGCTATCAATTCGAGGGACCCGGCGTGGTCGTCCGCGAGTGGCCCTTCCGCGGCTGTGCGGTCTGTCCTTATGGGGCTGATGAAAACACTGAGTCTGAGGTTTTTCGAAATGGCGACAATGTGGTCGTCGAGGTTTTAACTGGAGAAGAAAACATGACCGAGAACACCGAACAACAGGTCGAAGACGCGATCGTCGATGAGGAATCGACGGAAGTGGCCGAGACCGAGACGGACGACCTGGTCGACGAAGTGGTCGACGAGGAAGTGACCGAAGAAGCGGTCGTCGAGCTGTCTGATCACGATATACGGGGTGAGTGTGCGAGATTCATATCGAATTTCGGCCCCGACGGCGGCCTCTGGTTTGCTGAGGGCCTGAGCTTTGAAGAAGCCCAGGACCGACACATGAGCGGAGTGATCCAGGAGCGAAATGATCTTCGTGATGAGATCGAAGCTCTCAAGAGCCAGCTTGCGGCAGTTAGTCGCGGCGAAGCGGACGCTCTCGAGTTTACAGTCGCCCACGGCGACGACAACGGCGAGCGGGTGTCCAGGATCAACGGTTTCAGATCCCAGGTCGGAAGCCTGGGAGCGGCGGCTTTTGCGGCTCGATTCGAGAGCTCGAAAGAGTGACAACGAAGACCATCAACACGGAAGGATAATTTCCGATGGCAGATAGTTTCATGACAACAACCGAGGTTACGAAGTTCAACGACTCCGACCTCGATATCGGGATCATTAGCGACGTCCTCGACGACGCTCCGGTCCTGGCACGCATGGCAGCTCGCTCAGTTGCGGGCTACACCTATAAATACCTGAAGAAGACCGCCAACCCGACGGTCGGCTTCCGGGCTGAGAACGACGGCCGAGACCTCTCTCTCGGGACATACTCGACCGTCAGTGTAACGCTCTCGATTCTCGACGCGACCTTCGGTGTCGACGTCGCGGTCGCTCAGAGTGACGAGCGCGGCTGGGCCGCGATGCTCGGGACCCAGGCGATCGACCATTTGCGAGCAGCAATGGCGAAAGCCGAGGACGAGTTGATCAACGGCGATAACACCAGCGGTTTCAACGCCCTGGCCGACGAGCTCAACGCTCTCTCGGATACGACGGTCGTCGACGCTGGCGGGACAACTGCCACGACTGGCTCGAGTCTCTACCTGGTCCGCTCTGGTCTCTCAGACGTCCACGTCGTCTGGGGTCAAGAGGGCGTGATCGATGTCGGCGAGACTTCGATCCAGAAGTTTGCCGGGTCGAGTGCTGGCAGTTACCCGGCGTACTACACGCCGGTCACCGCCTGGTGTGGTCTTCAGGTCGGCGGGGCTTATTCCGCAGGTCGGATTGCCAATATCACCGAGGACAGCGGGAAAGGGCTCACCGACGCTCTGATCAGCTCGGCTATGGC